ATAAATTGTATCATACATTTATAGTTTGTCAACTTGCATGGGTGACAGGACTCGAACCTGCAACCTGCGGTTTTGGAGACCGCTGCTCTACCAATTGAGCCACACCCATAGGAGACACGAGAAAAATCGAAGAACGTGTGATTTCAGCCATAATAGAAGTAACGTTCCTTCAGCGCTTCGTGTACATCCATTGTATCACACTAAGTTAATTGGTGTCAACTTGTGTGAAAATCTCTTCCAACTCTTTGTTGGTCTGTTCCCAAGAGACGAACAGAATCCTGTGCTTGACGATTCCTTCCATGTGGTCAAGAACATCTTGACGGTCATCGATGAAAATGTCAAGCTCAAGTGCTTGAGCCATTGGAGCCTTCAGGTGCCGCTTACGAACGAAATGGATTCGATGCGTGTGAAGAGAGTAGAAGAAGCCAGTTTGCTCAAGCCACTTCAGCGATTTCTGTTCTACAACGATACCACACTTCGAAATGATGTGCAATTCGTTGTTGCGCCTCAGCTTAGCTAGCGACTTCCAAGCTCCCGGAACCTCAGGAGTTTTCAGGTAGTCGTCTGTGAAGAACGTCGTGTCTTCTCCGTCGCCACCAATGATGACGTTTCCAATGTCAATTCCGATTTTCATGACTTCAGTCTAGCAGAGATGCGCTAGAAGTCAAAATCGTCGTCTGCTAGATCCTCGTGCTTGCCGATTACGTACGAAGAGCCGGACCCCGAGAAGAAGTCGTGGTTTTCGTTGGAGTTCGGGTCGAGGGCAGACAGGATGGATGCCGAGACATTCGTGTCCTTGGCCGGGAACATTGCCTCGTATCCGAGGTTCTGAAGGGCCTTATTCGCGTTGTAGCGGAGGAACTTCTTGACATCTTCGGTAAGCCCCATACCGTCGTAGAGTTCCTGAGCGTACTCGCACTCAACGTCGTAAAGGTCCAGAAGGAGTCCAAAGGTGAAATCCTTGTAGTACTCGCGCTGCGCTCCGGTGAGCTTGGCCTGACCCTGCTGGTACTTGTATCCGATGTAGTAGCCGTGAACAGCTTCGTCTCGGATGATCAGCCTAATGAGGTCGGCGGTGTTTGTCAACTTGGCCTTAGCGGACCAGTGGAGAGGCATGTAGAATCCTGAATAGAACAGGAAGGACTCAAGCAGAGTACTGGCGATCTTCTTCTTGTGCGGATCAGTGTTAGTGTACTCATCCACGACAAGATCAGCCTTAGACTGAAGGTGCTTGTTGTTCTTGGACCACTCGAACGCTGCGTCAATCTCCTTGGTGGAGCATAGCGTGGAGAAGATCGAGGAGTAGCTCTTGGCGTGCACAGCCTCCATGAAGATGATGTTGGCATATACGGCCTCTTCGTGAGGTGTCACGGCGTCATCCAAGAGTGCAGGCGCACCTACAGAACTCTGGATGGTGTCCAGAAGCGTGAGTCCAGTGAACACACGCATGGTAGTCTCCTGCTCTTCCGCAGAGAGAGTCGCCCAAGACTTTACGTCGTTTGATAGTGCGATTTTCTCCGGAAGCCAGAAGTTATTAACGAGCCTGTTCCAGACCTCTACATCCTTGTCGTCTTGGATGCGGTTCCAGTTGATGGCTTCTTTAGACATTCGTCTCCTTTTGAATCGTTGATACTAAGAATAGATTACTATGGGCCACCCACGAAGTCAAATCGCGGATGGCCCATAGTCTTTTAGGCTAGAGGGCGCAGGACACGCACCCTTCCTGTTCGGTTCCAGCGAGAGCCGCCTGACGGACCCTAGAATAGTACAAAGTCTTGATACCACGACGCCACGCGTACATCTGTGCCTTGTTGATGTCACGAGTCGTTGCCGTGTCCGGGAAGAACAGCGTCAGGGACAGACCCTGATCGACGTGCTTTGTTGCCTCAGCGTAGACATCGATGGTGCGCTCCGGGCCAACCTGATATGCGTCCTCTACGTCCGCAAAGTTCTCGTTGGTCACGTAGGGCTGCGGGAAGTAAACGCGGCCCGTCAGACCCTCTTTACGCGTCTCTACGGCCTGTGCCACAGGGTGGATTGAGGACGTGGAGTAGTTGACGTAGGAGATGGAGCCTGTCGGCGGGATTGCCTGAAGGTAGGCGTTGTAGAGACCGTGCTCTTCGATAGCGTTGGCGAGACGTGCCCAGTCCTCTCGGTTGGGAAGCGTAATTCCGTAGTCAGCGAAGACCTGAACCGTGTCAGCCGTGAACTCGATGTTCTCGGGGCGAGAGTACTTCTCTGTCAGGTAGTCACCATCAGCGTACTTGGACTTCTCGAATCCGTCAAACGGGGACTTGGTTTCCTTGGCGAGTTCCATGGATGCCTTGTACGCATGGTACGCGACAGTCATAAAGTAGGCGTTGGTGAAGTCCAGAGATTCAGGGCTACCGTATGCCCAGCCATGCTTGATGAAGAATCCGTGGAGGTTCATCTGGCCGAGGCCGATAGCACGGCTCTTGTTGTTGCCCTCGCGGACAGACGGGACCGAGTTGATTTCCGACAGGTCGGAGACGGCAGACAGGGCGCGGATTGCGGTCCTGACAGTCCTCTCAAGGTTGCCACCTTCCATCGCCTTAGCAATATTCAGTGAGGCAAGGTTGCAGGAGATATCACGTCCCAGAGTATCATAGGACAGGTCTTCGTTGAAGATCGACTCGGTGTTGGCCTGAAGGATTTCCGTGCAGAGGTTGGACATGTTGATTCGTCCAAGCTCACCGTTTGCGTGAGCACGGTTTGCGTTGTCTTCGAACAGGATGTAAGGGTAGCCGGACTCAAACAGCAGTTCGGCGGTGGTCTGGAGGAATCCGCGTGCTCCACCGGGGAACTTGGTCTTCTTGATGCGGGAGTCTTCCACCATCTCACGGTACTTCTCGGTCACGGAAATGTCACCGAAAGGCTTGCCGTAGACGCGCTGCACGTCGTAAGGTGAGAAGAGATACATCTCTTCGTTGTTCTTCGCCAGTTCGTACGTGATGTCCGGGACGACAACACCGAGTGAGAGAGTCTTGATGCGGATCTTCTCGTCGGCGTTCTCGCGCTTGGTGTCGAGGAACTTGGAGATATCCGGGTGGTGTGCATTCAGATAGACAGCACCGGCACCTTGACGGGTTCCAAGCTGGTTTGCGTAGCTGAAGGCGTCTTCCAGCATCTTCATGACAGGGATGATTCCTGAAGAAGCGTTCTCGATGTGCTTGATCGGAGCGGACATCTCACGGATGTTGGAGAGTAGCAGAGCCACGCCTCCACCACGCTTGGAAAGCTGGAGAGAGGAGTTGACGGCTCGACCGATGGATTCCATGTTGTCTTCGATGCGGAGCAGGAAGCAGGAAACGAACTCGCCGCGCTGAGCCTTACCGGCGTTGGAGAACGTGGGAGTAGCAGGCTGGAGACGGCCTTCGATGATCTCGTTGGCAATTGCGTATGCGTCGTTGACGTTTCCGCGAGCTAGAAGCAGCGCGTTGGCTACAACACGGTCCTCAAAGCGCTCCAGACGGGTCTTACCGTCAAAGGACTTCATGCCGTACTGCTTGTCATACTTGAATGCGGAGAAGTACGATTCGAAGCGGTGCTTCTTTCCGTAAACGAACTTGTAAAGCTCCTTCACGTCCTTGAAATCGTACTGATCCCAGACGTGGCGCTCGTAGTATTCGTTGTCGAAGAGGTAATTGAGCTTCTCCTCTAGACTATAGAAGAACTGGGTGCTAGGGTTGATTTCCTGAAGGAATAGCTGCTTGGCAGCTTCCTTGTCGCTCTCGAACTGGACTTTACCGTCCGCGCTCCAGAGGTTGAGTTGTGCATTGAGTTCTACGGGACTTTCAGTTGTGACTTTCGCCAATTAGTTTCATTCCTTCGGTTACGTTTTGTACATCTTGGTCAGTGCCTGCAAGTTCGAATCTGTAGAGGAGCGGCACGTTCAGCTTGGCCGAGATGGTGTACCCAGCCTTAGCAAAGTCCTCAAAGAAATTTCTGTTTCCTGATGCTATCACACCTACGCAGTGTTTGCGAATCTCCTCAACGTTGAGAAGCCGGACAACCTGTGGCGGCACCCTTCCAGATCCGTAGGTCGGAGTTATCAGAACGAAAGGCTCTGTAATATCCGGTAGTTCCTCGGTGGAGTGTAGCGGGATGCGTTCAGCAGGTATGTCCAGCTTCTCAACAAAGCGGAGAGTGTTCTCGGTGACGGAGCTAAAGAACACTACCAGCATATCTAGTTTTCGGGCCACTCGCCAGTCTTGATGGCGGTCACCATGTCACGGTTGAATCCGGACCAGTGCTTGACGATCTCTTCACCGTCACGAACAACAACAACTGGTGCTGCGCTGTGACCAAGTTCACCTGTTACGAAGGCGAAGGCGTCTGCATCTTCAGAGATGTCAATCTTCTCGTGAGGGATTCCGTCCTTGTCAAGTGCGCGGTAAGTTGCGGTGCACTGGACACAAGCGGGCTTTGAGTATACGGTAGTGTTCAAGGATTCTCCTAAAAATAATCGGTCTTCTATTTTACACCATGTCTAAGGCTTTGAAGGTTTTCCTTAGGGTGTCTCATTTGGTTTCCGGTGGCGAGACCGATGTATCTCACATCTGCCTTGTATCCACTCAAGGAAAGTAGGACTCCGACGAGTCCGTTGTGTAGCTGCCCTGTGGGCGAATCGTAGGCGTCCGGTTTGACCCTGACGATGGCTCCGACCTTGTCGTTTCCGTAGTCGAACTCATCCATCCAAGCGTCTTCTCCGAACAGCGGGAAGTCTCGGATAGCCTGATCTCCGTCGCGGCCCACCAGATCAGTGACGATCTGGCGTTCCTCGACAGTAAGATCAAAGCTGTCCAGCGTGAGCGATACTGCAATCGCGGCCTTGACGATCTTATCATCCGTGTGGCCTATGTTTGCCAGCAGCGCTCTTAGGTCGTTGTGGTCCTCATTCAGCGACAACATCTTCGAATCCCAACAGGCGTTCGATATCGGCGGTTGGTGCCTTGTAGTTCTTCTCGCACTTCAAGACCTTGTTGTCGGTCTCACGGCGGATGACCTTTCCGTCATCGGTGAGCTTGGACATATTGGAGGCGTGGATGGCCGTAACGATGGCTTCCAGATCGATTCCAAGGTAAGCTGCGGCCTGATCGACACACTGGAGCATCGTGGACAGAACCACAGCAGTTCCTTCCGTGTCGTTGCGGATGATGGCGGCTCGGAGGTATCCGAGTAGTTCCTTCTGGACTTCCCTGCTGAGCAGGTTGCCCTCGTAGGATTCCGTGTTTCCCTTGTAGAAGTCGTGAACCATGTGGGTGAGTCCGAAGACCTGTGCAGCGCCGATGACAACGTATCGGATGTCACCGAGAGCGTCAGCGACCTCAACGATGTCAACAGCGTCGTATGCGTCGGCCAGTTCCTCGAATTCCTCGCGGATCAGTTCGAAGCGGAGCTTGGCTTCACGGACACGGACTGCGGCGTTTAGATCTTCAGGAGACGTAGTAGTGACTCGTGTATTGACACCAAAAGTGTCGTTGAATTCCTGAACCTGTGCGAAAGACAAAATAAACCTTTTCCTAAAAGTATGGGGAAAGATGCGCCCCTGCAACTTTCATTGCAGGGGCGCACCTTAGAGGGGTAATGCGTGGGGTTTAGCCGAACGGAGGCGGCAGCGGAACGCTGTTGCTGAATCCGGGAGCCGGAGCAGCAGCAGCCGGAGCGGCGTCATCAGTCGTCCAAGGGGACGCAACAGGCGCTGTAGCGGCCTGTGCTGCGACAGGAGCAGCCGGGGCAGCTACAGGTGCCGGAGCGGCAGGAGCAGCCGCTACAGGGGCAGCAGACGGCAGTCCAGCAGGGATTCCAGCGCCACCGGCAGGAAGACCACCGGGAACACCGGCCTGAGGAGCGGCGTTGGTTGCGGGAGCGAAGCCACGAAGGCGGGTACGCTCTACGCCATCAGAGCCGGTCTCCTTGAAGACCTCAGCGACGAAGCGACGGCCCTGAAGAGCGGCAGCGATCTGTTCCGGAGACGGGTTGGTCTCGAAGAAGCTGGCACCGAGGCCAAGTGCTGCGAGGTCATCGAAGAAGAACTTCTTGAGTGCGAAGGCCGACTCGGTGACGTTGAAGTCGTGCCAGATACGCGCATTTGCACGCGGACCCTGCTCGACGGACGGGTTGATGGAGAACTTCGGCAGACCCTTACCGGTCTGACCGATCTTGGCGGCATCCTTGATGACGAAGTGGTAGGTGTTAGGCTCAAGCGGTGCGAATTCCTTTGCACCCTCGTTGGCCTGAGTCATAAGGTCTTTCCAAGATGTTGCGGGCATGGTGCCTCTTTCTAGTTTTTTGTTTCTGGTGTCTTGTTTTTGGTTTTGCTATTGCTATTCAGTTATGGGTTCTGTACTCTAGAAGGCAGGAGGGGCTGGCATGGAGCCAACAGCCTCAGGCTCTTCTACAGGTGCTGTTGCTGCCGGAGCAGGTACAGCGTCCGAAGCAGAAGGTGTTGCGTCAAGTTCGGAAGGACCGAAAATGTCATTGAGCAACTGCTCTACGTTCGGGTGTTCGATCACGGTCGGAAGATCCGGAACTCGGTTACCGGATTCGTAGTTCGGGTGCTTACCTACCAGTAGGTTACGCACATCGATAAGTTCTCCGGATGCCGTGTCCGTAACAGGTGTTACGTACATATAAGCCGTGATGTCAAGCCAGTAAGGGATCTGGGCTGCGATCTGACCCTGAAGGTGCGGCTTATATATACCGTCAACCTCGCGGGTCATTGCCGTGATGATGACTGCTTCGATGATGTTGTCATCGTCGCCAGTCAGGTCACGGAGGTCTCGACAGAAGAAGGCCATGAGGGAAAGAAGCTTTCCCCAGTCTTGTGTCTGAAGCTGATTACGGCCCTTGACGAATTCCTGAGCCTTAGCCTGAAGTTCAGAAATGGAGTCAAGAACTACAGTTCGGAACGGGTGCTGGCGGCTCTTCAGCCATTCGTACGCCTTCTCGGCTTTCTTCCACTCATCTACGTTGACAACGCAGATTTCCCATGAGCCGTCCGCGACAGGCGGGGCTTCGGTGAGGGGATTCCACTTGATTTTCTTTCCGCGAATGAATCTCGCTGCCTTCTCCACGTCCAAGAAAAGCAAAGGCTTTGGACCCGTGGTTGCGAAGGTTGTTTTACCGGTCTTACTCGGTGCGTGCACTAGGATGCTAATTGCTCTATCGGCCACGTATTACCACTCTCATTTTATTCTGTTTCTTCGCCATAGCGTGCGTTGGGATTAGACTGTTCGAAGTGATCTTCAAGCATGGACTCAACTGAGGAGCCATCGTCAAACATGGTGCACATCTTGTAGAAAGGGCAGATCCATGTACAGTCTTTGGAAGGACTCGGATATGCGACGAACCTGTGGTCCTCGCCAGCATCGAGCTTGTCCCGAACCTCCATTATATCACGAACAGTGCCCAAAGTCCTAATCCAGAAGGAGTTCAGTGTCTGGTCGTTGAACCGGACATCGACTCTTTCGTAGAACGGAGGAGTTGCCTTAGCGGACCTCTTGACCTTCTTCAGAAGGTTGTAGATTCCGCCGTCAACCTTTGGGTCGCCGCTCTTTGGATCAAGGCGTTCCAGCATGACGTACAGCATAAGCTGCTCTGACATGTGGGCTGTCTCGTAATACATGTTGAATGAGAGTGCACTCTTGTGGTCAAGCAGTGCATGATCCCCACTGAAGGCTCTTTTTACCTTCAAGTCGGTCTTACCCATCAATTCTACACGATCATCGAATCCTGTCAACCTGACGGAAAGTTTCTCTTCCGCGCTGATCACCTCAATGTCGGCGTCAGCATTGGTTTCAGCAAGCCACTCTACGTAGCCCTCAAGCATGATGCGCCCGAGTTCTGCTTCAGAGTTGAACTTTTTGACCTGACTATCGAACTTTGCGTCGTCTGACTTGACAAAGATCTCGTTGTCGATACGCTGGAGGCGTTCGTACTCATCGACAGGATTGACTCCGTCAACGTAGTAGGCTTCCAGCGCATTGTGGATTCGTGAACCCAAGGCGAGGGGACCAACAATCGATGATTTCTTGGACCTCAACGCACGGTAGTAGCTAAGCCACCATCGTCTTCTGCACCCCTTGAAGGTCTGAATCTCGGAGTTGGTGATAGACACCGACTCCGGATTCCTCCCCAAGAAAGGCTCTGTATTATACTCTATTTTACTTCATTCCTCTCAGAATGTCAAACAGCCTTGTAGCCGTTTTCAACGAAGCACTCCCACACGGTGGGGTACTTCTCTTTGACGATCTCGGCCATGGCTTCAGCCACGAGCGCGATCTCGAACTGTGCCTTGGAGCGGTGCACAGCGTTCTCTCCCCAGTCCTTGCGGAGGGAGATGAAGTTGAGGGTACTGCGGAGGTTGGCAGTGAAGTACATCGAGGAGAAGATGTTCACTCCGATGTGCATTCGTGCTACCTCGTTGCAGATGCCGTAAGCCTTGAGCTTCTGGTAGTTGATCCAGTCGGACTCTGCGGTCATCTTCTGGACTGCCTGTACAGCAGCACGCTGATCAGGACGGCCCAACTCAAACTCGTAGGCTCCGGTCTTGCCGACCTGTACAAGTGGACGGTCTTCCCCTACGATGTAGAAGACACCTTCCATTTCCTTATAGCGGCCAGATTCCTCGTTGATGGACGACAGGCGGTGCTTGACTACCTGACGCGAGGTGAAGACGGGGAACTCCAGATAGAACTGAAGTGTACACGACTCGAAGGGGGTTCCGTGGCCCTCACGGTAGAGGTACCTGATAAGCCCCTTGTCGGCCTTGGAGCCGCGAGAATCTGCACCCTTGGTGGAAACCCTAGCGGCGCGTACGATGTTCTCCTCAGTGCCCATGTGGTCCATGAGAAGCGCTGTGGCGTCACTGCGGAACTGTGCAGGAATCAGTTCGATCTCGTCAAGGTTTACTGGCGCTGCGGTGATTGTTTCTGGTGTTTCGGTCATTGTTCTTTCTTAGTTTTCCGGTTTGATATCTAGTTCACCTTGGATGAACTTCTGCATCATGACCTTGTCACGGAGGATCTTCTCAAGGTTCTCTTCCTTGGCTGCAACAGCCTTGAAGACGGAGTCTTCGGACGAGTTCTTTGTGACGTAGTCAATGATGTGGATTTTCTTGTGCTGCTCTGATCCGATACGGTGTACTCGGGCTTCCGCCTGAAGGTTCTCGATCATCGACCATGAACGCTGTAGGAACACAGCCGTGTTGCCTGTGGTGAGCGTGATGCCGGTACCTGCCGCTGCAATGGTGCAGAGGATGTACTTGGTTTTACGGGACTGGAAGTTGTCCATATGGATCTTCCGTTCCTTGGCATCCTGATCACCTGTGATGAGGCCATGATCGATGTTCAGCTTTTTCAGACGCTCGGAGAGCATGTTGATTAGCTGGCTGGAGACTGCAAAGACCACAACTGAGTCTTCTCCAAAGTCAGGCATGTCTTCAATGAAGGCGTCTAGCTTACAGGACGGCTCCTTGAGCTTGACGTACTGCTTGTTGACCACCATATCAAGTCTGGGGTCGTAGACATCCTTATACTCTACCTCAGCATACGCAGATGAGAACTGGAGAAGGCGAGTCGCCTTGACCAGAGGAGAGGTAGTGTAAATGATATCATCATCCACCTCAGCAAGCATCTGCTCTTTCATCTGCTTGTAGGCCTTGGCCTGCTTAGCGCCCATCTCCACGTCACGACGAGTCTTGACGATAGGGGGAAGGAACGGCAGAATGATTTCCTTGGGCATGCGCCGTGTGAACGGGTCGATGCCAGCGAAGAATTCCTGCTCCATCTCTGGACGCAGACCCACAACAACTTCCGGACCCCATCCGGATTCCGCCGTAAGACACATACGCTTGATGTACTTAGTCTTAGACGGGTACGCTTCAGGGAACATCCAGTTCAGCGGGGAGAACAGATCCTCAGGGTTGTTAGCCAGAGGTGTTCCGGACAGGCCAATGCGGAATTCCGCGTCACCTGTTGCCGCCTTGAACGCACGAGTCGTCTTGGACGTTGCATCCTTGATGCGGTGGATCTCATCACCGATAACCGTGTTGAACTGGATAAGGTTGAGTTCCTTGTCGTGGGCCTCACAGGACGTGGGCTTCACTTTAGGATCGAGACCTCCGCAGTCCGTGCACTTCTTCAGGGCAATCGAGCCGTAGGGCTTTAGCCTAGAATGGTTGCGTATGGACTCCCAGTTGATGATGTAGACATGCGCCGGACGTTCAAAGAGCTTCTTACGCTGCGCTGCCGTACCATCAATGACGGCAATCGTCAATCCGGGCATGACCTTTTCGACTTCTTCCGCCCAAGAGTACTTGGTGGAGTTCGGAGCGGCGATCAGGACAGGGAACACGACGCGTCCCAGTTCATGGTTCCGCTTTACAGCAGAGAATGAGGAAATTGACTTTCCGGAACCCATGCCGTTGAAGAGGAAGCCACGCTTGATCAGCGTAAGGAACGCTACGTCGCCTTTCTGGTGCGGGTAGAGTCCTTCATAGCCCTCAGCCGTGAGGTTGTCCCTCATGTTGTAGGCAGGAAGAACTACCTCAGTATACAGCTTATTCGTCCATTGCATTAGCTTAGGACCAATGGTAATCTTATCCTTGAAGGTACTCTTTAGAGCAAGGCAGGTCTGCCAAGTAAGGCTAAGCTGCCATGCCCCGTAGGGTCCGTTTCCGCGCTTTGCCTTGTACTGTGAGGATGGGATGGAGTCGAGTAGTTCCTTGTATTTCCACTCGTACTCAGAGATGAGGATTTTTGTTGGATCTTTCTCATCGATCTCTGCATGTAGCGACATATTTCTCTTTCTTCAAACTACTATCTTATCATAGAACCAGCTTCTTTGTCCACTTCCGGTTCTTTTTGACGATCCAGACCATGGCGTGTCTTAGGGAGTCGTTGGCGTGTCCTTTACCTCCGACATGCCAGAAGTCAACCATCTGGAGACGTTCGTTGGTCGGGAAGGCCTTTTCTACCGGCTGCTGCCGGACAACAGACTTCTGGTGCTTGAAGCCAAGGAACTCGGTAACACCGATCAACTTCAGGGACCACGGAGCCTCAGAGAGATCCCCTGTAGACTCCGTGATCCTGAAGTCCTCGATAACTACCTCAACGATTTCCGGTTGGCTGAGAACATTTTCGATGGCAGAGTAGAAGTCGTCCATCGTCCATTCAGCGGACCAGAATTTTACCGGATTCTCGATGTCGGTAATATCAATGATGCATATTCCCGTCATGAGTCCCGGATCAATGGCGAGTAGGAATCGTTTGGCTGTCATGCTGCGTACTTTTCTCCCCAGTTGGACGAACCGATGACTTCCGGTTCGGCGGGAAGATCCACACCAAACTCACCGTCACAGTAGGACATGAGCATTTCGATCTCCGGAAGAGCTTCTTCCACCATCTCAGGAGGCATGGAGAAGATCATTTCGTCGTGAATCGCCATCTGCATGTACGGGCCGTAGCCTGCTGCATCCAGACGCACGATAGCCTTCTTCATAAGCTCCGCTGCGGTCCCCTGAAGCATGTAGTTGGTCAGAGTGTACATCTTGCCCTTATCGGCTGGCAGACGGCGTCCTGTGCCCGTTACGATGTATCCTACGCCCTCTTCCTTCTCGCGGCGCTCGCCCATCTGTTCGGTGCGCTTCATGAAGTCCTTGATTCCGGGGAACTTGGTGAAGAGGTCGTCGGCAACTTCCTTCATGACTTCGAAAGGAACACCGGCAGCGTCAGCCATGGTCTGGATACCAGAACCGTAGGCTGCACCATACATGACGCCCTTCATGAGGCCACGACGCGGATCTTTCTTGGAGAAGTTCGGGTCGTTATAGACCTGCTGACCAATCATCACGAAGAAGTCGCCGCCAGTGCGGTCTGCTTCCCGGAATGTCTCCTGAAGTACAGGGTCATCCGAGAAGTGCGCCAGAAGACGCATCTCGACCTGTGAGTAGTCACAGGAGATCAGTACTTCACCTTCACGACGTGACAGGAAGGCACTACGGACTCCGAACTTATCGTCCTTGGGAATGGTCTGGAGTGCCGGATCAGTCACCGACATTCGACCGGTACGGGCACCCATAGTCTTGATCGACGGGTGAACGATACCATCGTTGTGCATCTCAAGAAAGTTCTTGAAGTAGCTGTTCGCCATCTTATCCGCAGCGCGGACATCGGTGATGAACTTGGCTACCCCCGAGACTACCTCATCGTCAGACGCAGCAAACAACGCAAGCTGGTTCTTATCGACGGACGGGTTACCCGATGCAGCGAAGATCTCAAACTTAGCACCAAGCTTGTTCTGGAAGAAATCCACAAGCTGCGGGTTCGAAGCGATGGAGATTCCCCAGTTTTCCTTAGCCCATGCCTTGGAGTCTACCACCTGTTGCTTCAGGTCGTCAAATTGACGCTGGGAATACTCCAGATCCACGCGCATACCGGTCATCTCCATGTTAGTGCAGATGCGGCGTACGGCCATCTCAAGGTCATAGGTTTCAGGGAACTTGTTGAAGGTCTTGAAGTGCGACCAGAGATGCGCAGCTAGTACAGG